CTCTCTATCATCATAGCGAGTGAGTTCTGCCATCTGAGGAATAGTTGAGAAATCTGATCTAAGATAGGTATAGCCCTTTTCATAATAGAAGGCTGAAGTAACTGTTCTACATGGAAAGAGAGTTGTGGTTTGGATAGTCCTTCGCGGGATGCCATGGGCACAACACCATAATCAAAGACATAATCGGTATTGAGCACCCAGAAACACCTGCGGATGACCCTCTTATAGATCATCTTGACTTCCTGGCTCGCTCCGGCCTTCTTAGCTTCTTCGGTCAAGTCTCTTATCGGTGAGTCATATCGCAAATCTATGATACTGTCACGCCCTCTAAAGCTCCTATAATAAAGTTTCTTCTGTACATCTGTATCTATCCATTCTGTCTCAAAGATTGGTACTTTAAACCCATCATATCTATAAGTACCTGTTGTAGGGTCTATTTCGGAATAGAAGTTCTGCCACCTGTCCCTTGGGTTACCGTATAGTGTGTAACAGGCTTTGGCGAGCGACTGCCACTGCGACTCAGGCACGAGAGGTAACTTATCCCGAAGGTTAGATATAGTCCAGTAACAGAAATATCCCACATATTCCGAATCACCATAGTCATATTCATTGGAGAACTGCATGACGAGCCGTGCAGGGTCTACATACTTAACTTTCCATTTGTTATCTTCGGTATCGAAATAATCCCGAACCGCCCCATAGTTCAAAACTACTAAATCATCTACTACTTTCTTTCTTACTGTTCCATCCCAATCACTTATGTTCATAGAATGTCTCGTAAGTTTCTGCATGGCCTTTGCTATGGCGAGCTTAAACCCATCCTGTGCCTCGAACATAGCCAATTCCTCTGGTGACTTGGGAAGTATCACATCCTCATCAACGGGTATTCCTGCGTTTCTTTTATACTCGACCTGCCAGTCAGCATTCTTCGCCTCGCAGAGCTTTACATATTTTTGCTGCTCTTTTAGTTCCTGAGAATTAGAGTCTATGGTGTCACAGTAGATGTCGTAGTCCAACTTATCGAACATGCCATGGATGGCATTCATGATAGCGGGCGCGGGTGAGACATTTTGCCACATAATATTCATCCATCCCTCCCTCTTGACCACTCGACCTACGGGCGTATCGTCGAAGACGGTAAAGTTAGTCTCTGCTCCGTCACTCAATCCATCGTTAAGAAGCCAACTTTTATACTGATTCACATCATTTTCCCCTCTACTATAATCTCGTACTATAGCAAAGTCCCTATAACCAGTTATGCCCCATGAAGTTTTATTGCGTAAAAATAAGGAATATATGGCTTGAGCATTTTTTCTATGGTAGACATCCCCCTTGAGGGCTGGATCAATATCACGCTGGGGGAATCCCCACTCCGAATTTGAATACTCTATAAGTACGGGAATCAATGTGGTAAACTTTTAAATTTATCACAAAGATACAGACTTTTATCTAAACTCTATTTGCCCCATCTAGCGATTCGGGCGTTTTGAATATGTTCAGGTGTTTGCTTTTTACCGGTCATGGCGTTACTTATTTTTGAACACTCTTCTTTGGGTCTATGTCTACCGGTCTTTTTCTCGCTTGCCGATTTTAAGGATGGATGTGTATTTTTAGTAAATCCCTTAGACCATGGAATCCTTCCTTTTAATGCGTCACTTCTACGTCTACGTGTCTCTTCTGATTCGGGAATCCCATTAGCCCGTCTTGCTTTTTGTGCAATACTTAACGCCATTCTATGTTCTGCCGACTTTGGCTTACCTCTATTGCCCTTGCTGATTTTATTTTTAGTTTCTTGTGATAAATGCTTACCAAGCATATTTTTATTCCCCATTGATCCCTTGCGTAATTTTTCTATCTTTTCCTCACTCGGATGCCCAAATTTCATCCCAAGGGGACTTCCCGGGGTAGGGAATATATTGAAATATGGTTTGTTAGTATCCCTATATTTATTAGCATCAATATAAAATTGTTCTCTGCCCAATAAATGTTTCTTAGACACAAAATCTATTACTTCTACAATGGATATGACAAAATCATCCCATCCATATTTATCGAAATGTCTTTGTAATATTATATTGTCATGTCTGTGTCTTTCTAAATCTCTTTTGTGGGCACTCAATCTCTTGTGCCAATTATTTGTACTTCCAATATAAAGTCTATCGGGATGTACTTTTGATTCAAATTTATAAACACAACAAATTTTCATATTATTATGTATTATATATTCCACAGATTTTAAGCACTTTAGCGGGAGTTAAAATGAGATATTCCCATATTCGCCGAGATGCCATTTCAATTTCCCATCCAATTCCTTTATCTCCTTAGAATCACGCCTCTTAATAAACTCCTGTAAAAATTTTATAACATCTTCTGCACTAAACTGCCTTGTGGGGATATTACCACATAAATAAAGTTCAATCCGTGCCTTGGGTTGATCTTTAATTGTTTTTATTCCAAAAATTGAAGTTGCCATACTTTTTTATTTTCCCCAAATGTATGTTATATTTGGGACATTTCCAAATATTTTCAGATAATTATTTTTTCTCTCTTCCCTCTCTAGAATGGCGATCTATGTTAAGTATTTTTTGGATTTCTCGCGGTACATATCCGCTTCCATCTAGGTCTATACTATTATCATTATTATTACCTCCAAAAAAGTCTCGATATCTGGACTTGCTCCCCAATAATGCGAATCCAAAGGCTGTTTTCAAATCTAAGTGGGTGAAACTTTCAACTCCCCTAAAAAGTTTGATTTCGTTTAGTAAGTCATCATGGTTCTCTACGTGACCTCTTAATTCAATATAATCCTTATATTCCCTTATTAATTCCTGATGTGTTTCTTGTCCTGTCCACTTACCCGGGAGTTTCTTTGGTCTCCCATCTAAACCCAACTCATATAAGAAATATCCAGCATAACCTCGTTTAAATACATGAGATATGAACGCCTCTACGTTCCATTCAGGGAACATCATCGCACCAAAATACTGACATGCCATTATCACATCTTCAAAATATTCATCCTGCGTAGCGGGACGATAACTATAACTCAATATACATTTAAAACTATCCCATTCTTTTTTGGCCTTGCCGTGATCTATGGAATCATCATATTCCCAAAGTATTGCTATACCTCCATTACTTTGGCGGGAATTAGACAAACTAAATCCTCTTTTGCTGTTAATTTTTGCCTCGGCCTCTCGCATATTCCTGAAGGCATCTATACCACAAGTAAACCTCTGCCCGTTTATCGGGCGCCAAGATTTTACTATTCTCTGCCCTTGCCCATCCCAAACATCTATCAATTCCCTCCGATTAGTCATTGCTTGTGGGATATCCATAGATAATCTGAACTTAGGCATATCGGGGTTGGTCTCCCACTTAACTTCTCCATCGGGATAACTATCACGATAAAAGAATCCTACTTTATAAGGTGGTTTACCTAAAGACTTTAGGCGGTTTACCTCTCCAAGACGCTTGTCCACAATCTCAAGATTATATCCTACATTCCCCGATGACCCGAGCCAACACTCCGCCCAAGAGAACGGACTCTTACGCCTTATACTGCGATATGTCTCAAGAGACTGTGGCGTGTTCTCAGCAAGTAGTGCGTCCCTCTCCTCCTGTAGCATCTGTCTCGCACCTTTCTTAGCAACTGCGAAGATGGCGTAGGGTGATAATTTTATCTGTCTCTCCGTGGGTGCCTCGATGACTGACTTGCCAAACCTGTCTATGAATCCCTCCATTCTCAGGTATGCCGGTATGAATATCCTTGCGAACCCCGAAACAGTCTGACCCTTGATGGGTACCCGCCTATAGAAATCACTCATCATACACATACGATAGTAAGGTGCCGAGTCGGACTCCATCTCCTCTACCGTGGACGGGTTCTTCACATATGCTCCTTTCAAAATGTTTATCCCCATACCCGTTGACATGGTGAATTTATTGACATTCCATCTCTCGAAGATGTTGATATTCAGATTACTGGATTTCCCCTGCTCGTCATTAAGCAGACCATTCAATCTATCGCCTTCATTCTTGAATAGTCCCCCTGAATCTGAGAATGTGATAGAGCTACCAAGTCCTCCCTGTACATAGACATTCGGCGGCACATCAAGCCTCAGAACAGTTGGGCGCCTGTTGCCCTCCCACATTGGTTTAAGGCACATAGGCAGGGTATCGAAGGCCGGGAGTAGTTTCTTTTTGTAATGTATTTCTGCGTTATTGCCCTCGAAGGATATTATGGTGCTAAAGAATGAATAGTTTGTAGTAGAACCTTTAAGAATCTTATGTAATGCCTCATGCGTTGCGCCGGTTCTACGGGTCTTTGGCTCGACATCACCGAAGAATAGTCGCCTGCCAAGGTCTATTATCTCGTACCCACCGTCTTTCTTTATTGCTCTGCCCGTTTCCTGATCTATGTCTTTAAATGTCTCAGTACAGTTCTCTAGGTACCATGCGAAGCAAAACTTTCGGCGGACATCATCTCTGTACTCGGGATATGTCTCAGCTTCGGCAATATAGTAGAAGTTCAGAAAATCGAAGTAAT